TATATTAATTTCTATCATTTCTCCCCCACTAGTTAACTTATTAGTTATTATTAAAAAATAACCACCCCCACCAGCTCCACATAATTTATGAAATTTTACATTAGAATCCTCACTAAACTGATTATCTAAATCAATTAAATAATTATCATTTAAAATATTACTAGATGTTTTTTTCTTAGTATCCCAAGCATTTTTAAGTAATTTAAAAAATTTACTAGGATTATTAAGTGACTTATATGTTTCATCTACTAGTTTTAATAATGGATAACTTTTTTCAATATTAATAGTCTTAAGAATATTAGTTGATGATCTTTTTACTTTTGTATCATATAAAAACATTTTATATTTTGGTAGATTTATAAATTTTACATCAATATCTCCATTAAATGTCATTAATTTTGATGATGGTAAACCACAACCATAAGTATCTTGATAACCCGTTAATGGGTTAAATTTTAACTCAATTTCATGAGCTATTTTACATATTTTAGCTTGAGACCATTCTAACTCTCTAAATTTACAAGCTGCAGCAACTGCAGCAACCATATACGAGGAAGATGCTGCTAAACCACTACCGGTTGTTGGAATATCTGCATTAAATGCTATTGTAAGAGGTGGAAGATTAAAATATTTTATTAACTCTCTTGCTATATCATTTTTTATCTTATTAGGTGATTTTACATTTTCTATTTTAGTATAATTTATTACATAATTATCATCATATCTTTTAGATAAAGAGATATAAGTGTATAGAGATATAGGAAAACTAATTACTTTCCCATATTCATACTTATCAATAAAAGATTGTAAATCAGTTGATCCTCCTACTAAAGAAACTCTTAAGGGGCATTTAGATATTATCATTTTTTAAATTTTTTATAACCATAGGATTACCAGTAACAAAACTATTATCTGGTATATCCTTATTTACTAATGTTAAAGCTCCTATTATTACATTATTACCAATAGTTACTCCTTTAGTTACAATACTATTTGCTCCTATTTGTACATTATTACCAATTTTAACAGGTGCCATTCTTATATGAGATCCTTTTTTAGGATCTTTTTCCCAATCATAAGCTCTAAATTTACTAGAATCATGAGTATAAACATGAACCCCAGAAGATAATGTAACTTTATTTCCTATCTCTAATCCTCCTGAACCATCAACTAAACAAAAGTACCCAACCCATACATCTTTACCAAATTTAATATATTCTTTACCTCTTACTATACTAAATTCATTCCATGGACCTATTTTATTTTTTAGTTTATCCCAATTATTTTCTACCATCCTAAAAATTATATTTTATACATTTTTTATCCATCTATTAGTACAATCAATCCCATCTTTAAGGTTATATTTAGAATTCCATCCTAATTTTTTTAATTTTGATGTATCTCCTACCCGTTTGTTTTCTATATCTGTCCTATTTTCAGGTACTATTTCAATATCTAATTTAGTATTAGTTACATCTTCAATTGTACTAATTAATTCTGTTAATGTTACTCCGTTTTGAGTAGATACATTAAATACTTCTTTATTAGAGTTAAATGTTGATAATATAATAGCATCAATAACATCATTAACATAAACTAAATCTAATATTTTTTCATCTGGGTTCCCAAATACTTTTATGTTATTATTTTTGTTTTTTATATTATTCAACCAGTTAAATATTACTTCAGTATATGCTCCTTCACAATCCATTCCTATTCCATATACACTAAAAAATCTATTAATAGTATAATCTAAACCTATCATATTATCATAACTGCGAATTAAATTTTCTGTATAGTATTTTCCGGCTCCATATATTGTATGAGGGGTACAAGGGTCATTTTCTTGTATAGGTTGACGTTTTGGTTTATTATATACACTAGCTGTACTAGAGAAAAATAATTTAATATTGTTTTTTGAACAATAATCTACTACATTAAATCCCCCAGATGCTATGTAATCATGTCCTTCTTTATTATAAGTTGCACATCTATTAATTCGGGTTGCTGCTAAATGGAAAAAATGAGAAATATCATTTAATGTTGTAAAATCAAAATTAAAAACATCTCCATAAATAAATTCAATTCTATCATCTTCGGATACATTTCTTAAACTATTAGTTCTTATTAAATTATCTATTATATAAACTTTATCAAAACCTTCTTTAAGTAGTCTTAATGATAAATGTCCCCCTATGAAACCTGCTCCTCCACTTATTATTGCATTTTTTCTTTCCATAACCTTTTATATTCTGTTAAAATTGTTTGATTAAAATCTTCAAATCCCCCTAAATTACTAGTATCATATTCTGAATTTCTATATAACCATAAAGGTGTTGAATGGTAATAGCCTTTTTGTTCATTTAATAACATTCTAGCCCAATATTCCATATCTGCTGCTCCTTTAAATTTTTCTAAATTTGGTTTACCTATAGTTTTATGTAATTCTTTTCTATATAAAGTTCCAGGAGCAAGTAAATTATTATTAGCTCTAGTTATTTTATTATCAATAATACCAAACCATTCTTTAAATCTATCTAAAGGTTTTGAGTAATCAAAATTTATATGAGAGGGAATCATAGGCCCATGTTGATTTAAATTTTCATCAGTTCTAATACCATTATTACTAAAAAACATTATTTCAGGATTATTAAATACTTCTATTACTTTTTTATAAAAATCAACTACAAATACATCATCTTGTCCTGTATTATGGATAATATCTCCTTCAACTAAGGGTAAGGCTCCAACCCATCCTCCACTACAAATACCCATACCAAAGTTACGTTTACTATAATAATACTCAATATTATCATTTAAAATATCTTTTACATCACCATAAATATCTTTATCACCACCATCATTAAAAAGAATATATTGATAATCGACTTTAGCTTCTTCTAAAGCTAAGATATTATATTGTACAGATTCATTTACATAAGGATTACGTTTATATAAATTGTGTATTACTGATATTTTCATTATTTTGCTGGATTTCCTTTTATTATTGAATTATCTGGTACATCTTTAGTTACAACAGCACCAGCTCCTATTATTACATTATTTCCTATATTTACAGGTAAAATAGTTGCATTGCTTCCTATTCTTACATTATTGCCAACTTTTGTTTTTCTTTCAATCCAATCTTCTCTATCCTCAGTGAAATTATCATTTACAAATATAACTCCGTGAGCTATAAAACAATTATCACCAATTTCAACACTACTACAAACAAATGAATGACTACTTATTCTTGTATTATTCCCTATTTTAACATTATTTTGTATTTCAACAAAAGGACCAACAAAACTATCTTTTCCTATTTCACATCCATATAAATTTACAGGATTGATAATTTTTACACTATCATGAACTTCAAGGGCATTAATAGTTAGATTTTGGTTTTCCACTACTCTTTTCCTTAAATTAGTAGTAGAATAATCATGATTTCTATTATGGAAATGAATTGGTGCTGCTTCATGGAATGTTATTTCTCCTTCCTTTTCTTTCCAATCTGATCCTACTATTCTAATATCTGGTTTAATATTAATTAGTAATTGGATTAAATCTCTCTCAGTATGATATAACCTTACTTCATCTACATACTTTATAGAATCAATCATTAAGAATCTTTCTTCTAAAGTTTGTATTGGTTTATTTTTATTTTTTCTATCTATAGTAGGATCAGTTTGTAATCCTACTATTAAATAACCACAATGCCTTTTACAATCTTTTAACATTAAGATATGTCCAGGATGTAAAAGATCAAATGAACTACAAGTAAATCCTACTACTTCAGGTCTATGACTTCTTTTTTTTTTAGGCATTTATAATGTATTATAAAAATTATTCTGTAATTCTTGTTTTTCTATGTTTTTAGGATGATATAAACAAAATGGTTCTTCTGTTGGAAGAGCGCTTTGTTTAGATACTCCTACTATTTGTTCATGAACTTTATTTTGCCATTTAATTTTTGGTAAATTTTGTATAATTCTTGTTTGAAAATCCGGGAAATTAACCCAACCATCTTCACTTACTCTCCAACCCCATTTAGTAATATGTTCTTGAGTTAAACCTTCTACAATATTAACTCTAGGTACTAAAAGCATTTCAAGTGTTGGATTTAATTCTAATATATATTTTAAATTTATAATTAAACCTTCATGTGGCACCTCATCAGCATCAATCTGAAATATCCAATCGCCTGTACAGTGTTCTTTTAAATTATTTTTAAAATTAGAAAAATGACCTTCTAATGGAAATTCTATTACTTTTAGACAATCTTCAGCTCCAACAGTATCTGCAAATTTAAAAGAATCAATTACATTGTATACTTCTGGTGTTGTATTTCCTTGATCACATTGAATGATAATTTCATCATTTTCGTCTATATGTTTATGTAAAAATAATAATAATCTTTCTAATTCAATATGTTCATTACATACAGGAATTGCATAACTTATTTTCATGATTTTGGCTCTGGTAATAATCCAATATACGAAAGAGCATCCATGTATCCACGTTCACCAAAATGTTTTATATTTTCCATATCCATTCTATGCTTATAATATTCACCTGATTTTCCGGGGATTGGGTATTTTAATTTTTCCTTATCTTCAATTACTATGGCTTTAACTCCTGACCAGGTCCAATTATCATCGTTATTACCATTAAGGAAAACCATACCAACCTTAGGTTGGTTAATTGTATGGGGTATCCAATATTGGTTATTTTCATCCTTGTAAGTTAAGTCCTTATATAATTCGGGTAAGGATATTAGTTGTTCCTTCCAATAATCCTCACCATCTTTCATTAAAGTATTTGAAATAAAACCACAACCATAACACATATAATTTGTAACCTTTTCATTTACTTCTTGTTTATAACAAGCATCTGACCCACATTTAGAACATATTATTAATTCATCCATTATACTTTTTTTAATTTTGGTAATTGTAATTTTTTTAATTTAGGTAAGATTAAAGGTATTTGTGTGGGAATCTTAACATAGTCATTTAATATAGTTTCAATTTTAGCTTTCATGTTTTCAAAAGCAAAATAAGTTCTACTATGATATCCTTGTCTTTTACCTTTTTCTAACCAAAATTTATAATTATCAACTAAATCATTATAGGATTTATGAATATCCATTGGATTTGGTTGGAACCATTCAGATTCTGGGATTAATATGTCTTTTTGTTGGGCTGAAGGGTGAAGCTTTGTTAGTTGACCCGATAATAATAGAGATTTATCAGATTGTAAGAAATCTATTTGGCCTGACCAACCTGAACATATTATAGGTTTATTTGATAAACTAAACTCTAATAAAGGTCTTCCAAACCCTTCACCTCTAGTATGAGAAACCATTGCTTTTACTTTTGGATGATTATATAATTCATTCATCTCCTCATTAGAGAAATTTCCATGTAAGATATAAACTGTAGGTAATTTACCCTTAACTATACCTTTTATAATATTAAGTCTTTTCATAATTTCTCTTCTATCCATATACGAAGAGTTTACAGATGAAGTTTTTAATATTAATGCTGGTTGTTTCTTTTTATTTTTAAAAGTTTCATAAAAAGATCTAATAGTTACTGCTATATTTTTTCTATCTTCACCCATATCTCCCTGCATCCAATGTCCTACAGATAGAAATGCAAAATCTTCAGGAATTGAATTAATATCCTTTAAAAGATTTAATTCTTTAAATTCACTATTTTTTAAAGGCTTATAAATATTTAAATCTGCTCCTTCTAATAATACTTCTATAGGTTTTTGTAACTCAATTACACCTATTTTTTGTTTTGTATTAGGGTCATGTTTATCAAATTTTGAGGTTTCAAATACATGCTTTGAATGTTTAGAAGAAACTATATTCATATCCATTCTATTCATACCTTCAATCCAAGGAGCAGCACATATAGTAGTTTCAATACCTGCTGTAAAACCAATATTGTAGGTTCCTTGAGGAACAAATTCATTAGGTACTGTAACCTGAGCCCAAATATCTGGTTTTTTAGTTATTTGACTAGGATCAATAATGTGAGATTTTAAAAATTCCCATTCGTGATTATCTTCAATAAATCCAAAGGAAGTAGATCCCCACCTTTGACTTAGGATTTTAACATCATACTTATCTAATTCTATTATAGATTTAACTAAATCTCTTGATCTCGCTCCATATCCACTATATGTGTCTATTGGGCAACTTATAACAAATGTATTTTTCATTTAATAAACTAATTTATGGGGTAATATTCTTTTTTCATAATCTGTGTCTTTAAGAAATTGATATTTTTCTCTTGGTTTCCAAGTTGAAAATAATTCATCTACTCCTTCTATAACTCTATCGCTCATAATTTTAGATGTAAATCCAGCTTCATCACTTAAAGCCCAATCATATCCTTTTTTACCAATAGATTTTCTTTCTTTTTTACTCATCTTATATAGTTTCATCATTTGATCTGCAACATCTTGCACATCATGATGATCATCAAAAATATAAGGGGTTGGAGGAGAACCCACTAAAGTAGATGATTTTATATAAACAGGTAAAGCCCACTTACCATGTTTTTTAAATTTTCCATGGTGGTTAGATGGAAAATCTCCATTAAATTCTATCCAATTTCCATTCTCATCTTCAAAACGCATCTGATCTTGCATACCCCCAGTAACAGTAGCAATAAAAGGAGTTCCAGTTAACATTGCTTCTGTTAATGATAGCCCCCATCCTTCAGCATTTGATATTTGTACCACACCATCAGCTGAATTATAAAGTAAATTCATTTCTTCAGTTGTTAATTTATGGTCTAATATACCAACTTTACAGGTTTCTGGAGGGCACATATATTCGATTACAGCACTTAAATCAGTACCATGATCAAATATAGCTTCTGTTTTTAATGTTAATTGGCAATTTTTAGCTTCTTCAGGTGGTAATTTATCTGTAAATAATCTGTAAGCCATTATAATATTAGAAGGTTGTTTTCTTCTAATATTTCTGGAATTATAAATTAAATGAAAATTATTATCTTCACTTACACCTATATTCTTTTTAAATCTTAACAATTCAGGATTATCTTCATTTAATATAGAGAATATAGAATTATTTAAACCATGAGGCACATATTTGAATATTTTATTTTTACCTGTATCTCCTAAAACAAGCTTATTGATATTAACAGTTTGTTTAGATATACCTAATAGAGCATCACAAGATTCATAATATTCTTTATTATACAAGGGTGCGGGATAGTTATCCCAAATATTAAGATAGATAATTGGAATTTTACTTCTTATTTCATCCTCAGCATGAAATAACCAAGCAAAGTATCTAGGATCGGTAATTAAGAATATAGCATCTGGTTTTTCTCGAGTCATAATTACTCTTAATAAATTAATATCACCATATCCTTGAGCAGGATACAGGGATACATTAGCATCTTTTATTCCTGATTGTTGGTTTACTTCATCATTCATTATAACTATTTTTCCTTTATCAGGATGATCTACAGCTCCTGCTATTTGTGTCCAATTATAACGATGGCATGTATTTAATACTATCTCTCTACCTATTTGAGCAACACCCGAGTGAACTCTAATATCATCTGTAATAAGGAGTATTTTTTTCCTATCCTCTGGTTTAATATAACCTTCTTTCATTTTTTTATTCATTTATTTCTAAATTATTATGATTATGTATTTTTTTTCTAAAATCTTCATCTGTAAGATATAAGTGAATTGCTCTATCAGATAATTTCTGAAATGAAAACTTACGTCTTACACATTCAACTTTAAAATTTTCAAATAAGTTACTTTTTACTTTTACACTTGTAAGTGTCATACTTTTTTTATCAGCCATTGCTTTAATTTTTAAATTATATTTGTCTATACGTATATTCGGATTATGAGTTTTTACCAAGGACATTACATAATGTTTCATCCTCCTTAAATGAACAAAAATGACAATTCCATTTCGACGGTCGTGGAGTGTGAAATGTTTCTTTATATCCTTTGTAATCAAATGCCTCATTTATAAATTTGTTTAATATGTTAGTAGCTTTAGTTGTTTTATTTTTTCCGGATGCGGGTGAAAAAGTTTGGATCCGTTTTTGGGGGTATTCTCCATCTTCATATACTTTTCTTCTAACAATTAGGAATTCAATATCAATACTTTTTTCAGCTAATCCAAACTGTTCTGCAAAGTATTTTTTGTATAAAATTAATTGGAAATGTTTTTCTTCATCCTTTTTAGCATAACTATTCCATCCCTTAGTACTCGTTTTTATATCGATTATTTGAAATGTATCTGTAGGTTCATGGTATAATACGACATCCAAGAAGCCGTTGTATATAACGTTTTTATACGCGTTATTAGGCACAATAGATATGGGTATTTCACACCCTACTAAAAACCACCCCTTTTTAGAAAAATATTTACTTTTGTTTTTTTTAAAATAATCTATAATTTTAACTCCATCTTCAAAAAATTCTTTTATTTCTTCTGATGAGCTAAAATGTTGGTTATTATTTTTCTTGTATTGAGTTAAATATTCTTCTCTTAATTTTTCCTCTAATAACTCTATAAGATTTTCTCTATCAGCTTCAGCACCACTTTTTTCATACATTACATCTAAATAATGTTGCATAACTTCATGAAAAGCAGTTCCGAATACTGTATGGATACTAGGAGTATGTTTTTTATGACCCTCTTTATATTGAAGTGACCACCTTTTAGGGCAAGTTCTATACATTGAAAGTTGAGAATAAGAAATATTTTTTTGATACCCAAAATTAATAGGTTCAGATTTGTGATTTCTGATTATTTTTACAATTGGGGGTATTTTTCTAGCCACAATATTATTTTTTCCATTTATTTCGGCCTACTAATAAACCAATAATACCATAGTTAGCTATATCTATAAAAGTATCTTCCATACCCTCACCTTTAACAAAAGATCTACCATTAATTAATAGATTTTTTAGACGGGAAATTTTGTCAGTTAAACGAATACATAAACCAGTAAGTGAGAATTTTTTATCCTCCTTACTATTAAGAATATCACCACCTAAAGCAATATTATTTAAACCATAATCCATATGCTTAGCAGCAAACATTTCATACATTTCATTACCTATTTTTTTAAATTCTTCGGATAATTCTGGGTATTCTGTTTCGAAGATTTCTATAATTTGATCTTTATGAATTTTATCCATTTATTTGTTCTTTGAATGTAAAATATTTTTCTAATGTAGATAATCTATCATCAGCATCAACTAGCATTACAAGTGCCTCTTCTGCATTTTTATAAAAATCTTCTGTTGAATGGTCTCCAATACCAACTGATTTATTACCTAGTAAATCAAGTGATAATAATGCTTTTGATTTATCTGCTTCTGCAGAAGTTTTTAACATTTTAAATAATTCTATTCTCATATTTTTTTAATTAATTTTTTAATTTCTTTATCATTTATTCCTAATTTAATAAATATTTCCTTAATATCATCTTTACTTAAAATATTTATATATTCATTTGCTTCTACAAAACTACATTCGAAATATTTTACCATAGGTTCTAATAATTCTTTTGTATTTTGTTTTATTTTTGTTTTAATATATTTCAAAAACATTTTTTTTCTAGGAAGCATTTCACAATAAAAATTATAAATCCCTTTTTTATCAGTTGGAGAGAATTTTTGGGCTAAATTAGCAATTTCTATATAACCTTGATACATTGATATAAATCTATGAACCATATAGGCATTAAAATTTTCCCAAGCACTCTCCTCAAAACTATCTAAACTTGACTTTTTATCAGTTAGTTCATTTAGCCATTCAAAAATATTTTTAGGATTTAATAAGGACATCCTTATATTCCTCTCTTAATTCTTTAGGCATTGAATCCTCTAAAATTTTATCCGTTTCAGGATCATAAAATACGGGAATGGGCATAATAGCATCTGAATCTGTTCCTGTTACAAATTTAGATNCTTTACGTAATAAAGCTCCTTGCTGCCAGATTTTTTTACCACTTTCAGTTTCAATAGCTGTTGTNTTTTTTAAATCGATGTTGGGTTGTTGTCCGTTTTGCATAATTAATTATTTTATTATTTATTNTTTAATTGTTTCTATTATTTTTGATATTAAAGCCATACAATTNACTTCTTTATCTATTCTAAAATTAGATTGATATGAATACTCATTTATATAAAATGCTATCATACCTTCTCTCCCTGATGCATATTCAGATGAATTATNATATAAAAATCTATATAATCCTTCAAAATCTTTTACATTAGAATCTGCTACTATTTGTCTAATTGTTCTCCAATNAGGTTTTTTNGATTTTAATTCTTCTAATATCTTATTTTGATAATTACTTTCTACTAATGCATTTTTATCTAATTTTAATTTATTATCTACTGTAGATACCTGTATAGTATTAAGCATTTTACGAATGTCAGGATAGTTATTATCAACAATAGTTGTTAAATCACTTGTACAACATTCAATATCTTCCTTTTTAGCAATTTTTTTTAAATGTCTAAAAATATCTAATTTACCTGGTGGTATTATTTTTAATGTTTGACATCTTGATTGTAATGGATCAATTATTCTTTCTAAATAATTACAAGTTAATATAAATCTTGTTGAACGTGAAAATGTTTCAATTACATTTCTTAGGGATGCTTGAGCCATTATTGTTAAAAAATCTGCTTCATCTAAAATAACTATTTTTAATGCTTTAAATGACATAGTACTGGCAAATCCAGATACTTTATCTCTAATAGTTTCAATTCCTCTTTCATCAGAGGCATTAATATATAGTAAATCACAATCAACATTTTTAGCTATTAATTTAGCTAATGTTGTTTTACCTGTACCAGCAGGACCATAAAATAATAAATTTTGAATATCATTTTGAGATATATAACTTTTGATAGTATCCTTTATATTTTCATTTCCTACATAATTATCTAAATTAGTAGGTCTGTATTTTTCGACTAATAAGCTATGATTCTTCATGGTGTAAATGTACGAAAGTTATTTTGGGTAAACAAATTATTATGCCTTGCTTGAAATCTCCATAAATACTATATTCTTTAGGTTCATCAGGAATTATTTCTTCCTCATGAGATACAATAGCATATAATCTACTATCCAAAGGAGCTAATCTAAATTCACATTGTATTCCTGTTGATTTAAAAAAAGCTTCTAAGGCATCAGTTAAGGTATCATGTACTACCTTTTTCTTATCATCTACTAGAACCCACTTGTCTCCAGGTGGAATTCTAGTAGCAATAAGCTTATTATGTTCTATAGTTTGAATATCTACCATGATTACATTCCCATACCCATCATTGATGGATCCATTTGTGGTTGTTTATCATCTTTAGGTTCATCAACTACTATACATTCTGTAAGCAATACAGTTCCTGCTACTGATGCTGCATTTTCAAGTGCAGTTCTAGTAACTTTAGTTGGATCTATAATACCTTCTTTTTTCATATCAACAACAGTTCCGGTTTTAATATTAAATCCAGCCCAAGTATCATTACCAGAATCTACTAATTGATATCTTCCTATCATTTGAGCATCAACTGAATCTTTTCCGGCATTAACCAATATTTGTTCAAAAGGTTTACCACAAGCTTTATATACAATATCAGCACCTATACGTTTATTACATTTTGATGAAGATGGTATTGCTTCTCGTGCATATAATAATGCTGCCCCACCCCCTGGGACAATTCCTTCTTCAATAGCTGCTTTAGTAGCATGTAAGGCATCATCAACTCTATCTTTTTTCTCATTCATTTCAGTTTCAGTATAACCCCCAACATGAATAATAGAAACTCCACCAGCCATTTTAGCTAATCTTTCTTGAAGTTTTTCCATTTCAAAAGATGATTGAGCCTCATCAATTTGAGATGTAAGTTCTTCTAATCTTTGTTTTACTGCTGATTCATCACCCTTACCATCAATAATAGTAGTTTTTTCTTTAGTGATAGTAACTGTACGAGCTTCACCAAACCATTCCCAAGAGAATTTATCAAGTTTCATACCCTTATCTTTATCAAATACTGTGGCTCCTGTTACAGCTGCAATATCTTCTAAAATTAATTTTCTTCTATCCCCAAAATCAGGTGCTTTTACAGCACAAACCTTAATAGTACCTCTTGCTTTATTAACAATAAGGGTTGCTAATGCTTCACTATCAACATCTTCAGCTATAATTAATAAAGATTTATTAGTATTAGAAACAGCCTCTAACATAGGTAATAAATCTTTAACTTGTGATAATTTTTGATTTAAAACTAAAACATATGGATCTTCTAAAGTTGAAGACATAGTATTATTATTAGTAACAAAATAATGTGATAAATAACCTCTATCAAATTGCATTCCCTCAACTGTTTCTAAATAAGTATCCCCAGTTTTTGATTCTTCAATATGTACAACTCCTTCCACACCTACTTTATCCATTGCTGTAGCAATTAGTTTGCCTATTTCAGGATCATTATTTGCTGAGATGGTTGCAATTTGTTCTAATTGTTCTTCCGATGAAATATCTTCTGATATATTTTCCTTAAGATTATCAACTAAAATCTTTACTGCTTTATCAATTCCTCTTTTAATTTCTACAGCATTAGCACCATTAGCTAAGTGTTTTAAACCATCTTTAATCATTTCCCTAGCTAATAAGGTTGAAGTAGTTGTTCCATCTCCAGCTTTATCTGCTGTTTTGATAGATGCTTCTCTAACTAAATTAACTCCTAAGTTCTCTACAGGATCATTTACAGATATATGTTTTGCAACTGTAACTCCATCCTTAGTTGATATTGGTGATTGTCCAGGTCTTTCAATAACAACATTTCTCCCATTAGGGCCTAATGTTGATACTACGGCATTAGCTAAAGTATCAATACCTTTTACTAATTTATTTCTCCCCTCAGGGCCAAATTCTATAATTTTACTCATTGTTATTTTATTCTTTAAGTGGTTCTGTTTCAGATAGTATTTCTTCTATACTTGTTTCTGATTCTATTAATTTTGCTAGTATTTGATTTTCAGGGCCTACATAATAATCATTCCCATCATGTTCTAATTTAGTAAATCCTTGAGTTGGTAATACCACAACATCTCCAATTTTACTAACAGTAGGAATAAATGTTCCTGATATAGTATGTTGTCCGGGTCCTATAGCTATTACTTCTCCGTGTTCATTTTTACCTTTTCCCATATCTGGTACTACGATAGATCCATATTTTGTTTCTTCTGCCTCAATTGGTTTAACAATAACGGCATTAAATAGTGCTTCTAGTTTCATATTTTTGTTTTATCTTTTATTTGATTTAATTTATTTTTTATTATATTCCATTTATCCAAGTATTCTTGAATAGACGAATATTCTCTATTTTTTTCATTTAGTTGATGTTTCATAATGGCTTCTAAGGCATTACCAAAATCACTATAATGGCCTATAGGTTTTTCATAATTTTTACCTAAACTACCTTCTTCTAAGTATTTTTTTTGTGGTGTTATTACTTCATATGCTGTATAGCAATATGCATCTTTGCCTATAAAATAAGGCTCTAACAAGGGGTCTCTAATAATAGTCATATAACTTTTGTTTTTAATATTGACGTCAATATACAAAAAATTTATCAATAAGCCAACCTAAAGGGCGGATTAGGTTAATTTATTTTTAAAACTTTTGGTTTAGCTTCGTCTGCAAATGGCAGTGATACAATCAATAGACCATCATTAAAGATTGCTTTTGCCTTTCGAATATCAAACTTGGTTCCTACTTTATATCCTAAATTAAAGGAGCGTTTTGCAATTCCTCTATGAATATAATTTCGGTTTGGGGATTCTGGAGTTTTAGCCTTATCATAATTAAAAGAAATCATATCTCCTTCTAATTTAACTTCAATAGCTTCCTTAGGGATGCCAGTGCAAGCTAACTCAAAAGTTAGACCTGAATCGTCTTCATAAATATTAATAGGGTATTGTTGTTTGGCTTCTGTAGCCGGTGTAAATTGTGTTCCTGTTTCAAACAGGTTTCGAAATAATAGATCAAACGGATGGGATGATCTTTCTAAAAAATGTGTACTCATATCACTTTGTTTTGTGCAGTCTATAAGATCTGCTGGTTAATTTAATTTATAAAACTTACGCCCTTAGGTCGGTTATATATTGATACATATGGAAAAATATGCTTTTAATAATTAGAGTCTTCTTTTCTTACCATATAGTATAAGGTATTAATACCTTCATTTTGAAATTCTAATTTCATAAATCCTTCTTCAGTTAATGAAAGTTTACCACTTTCTAAATCTTTATTAGAAGCTAATATATTTTTAAATGAATCAGAGTTGAAAGGTAATTTTAGTTCTTTTTTAACTTCAATATTTTCATCTACTACATATTTAATTTTATTAGAGAAATCATTTAAATCCCCAAAAGAAAACTCAACAACAGTTCCTCTATCGGGATCTTCTTTAGTACTAATCATTACATCATTAATATCCGTTAAAGCACTTTTAGCTTTAATAAAACTATTTACAATTTCAGGAGTTAAATCCATAATAACATCATATTCTTCAGGTAAATTAATTTTCCCTCTTTTAGGTACTAATAAGGAATCTGCTAGAGAATATGCAACATTAAATGAAGTATCTTGTATGTGAAGTTTTGAAAATATTTTATGTTGTCTTTCTAGAGTAAGTAATAATTCACCATTAGTAACCGATATTAATCTATTAAGTTGAGCTGTATCAAATATTGCTATTTCACTATCTTCAACAGGAGATACATCACATACTAAATCACCACATATATCTTTATTTTCAGATACAAAACTAATACTTAATTTACCATTTTCAGTTAACCATCTTACAGATTGAACTAATCCATTTAAGTAATATTTTGATATTATTGATTGTAACTTTATTTTATTTATCATATTTAAAAATTAAAAAATTTATTTCTATGAGGATTTAAACTTAATGACCAATCTAGATCATTGTAAAAACCTTCTAATTTATTTAGTAGTATACTTTCGAATACTTTTTGTCTATCAGCATATTGCTCGATAAATGTACGAATTTGTTCTGGTATATCATAATCTAAAAAGGCAATAGCTTCAATTCTATAAGGATTGTTTTTTAAATAAATCCATTTTATTTTTTCACCTTGTGTAATATAATTATATTTTTTGTCTAATTTCCAAAATCTTAGTAGATCATTATAAATAATAGATGCTTTTACAGCAGCTGGGGCTCCTTTACCTATGGATGAAAACATTTCGCCTGCTCGAGCTTTACGCTCAGTAAACTTATTCATTTTCTTTACAGCTTGGGGATTACCTATATCTGCTAAAGGTATTTCACCACTTAGTATTTGTCTTCTAAATTCTAACAATTGGGAATCTATTTCATGTTTTGGTACTCCTTTAAGTACCTGTTCTAAACAACTTTTAAAAAATTTACCAAATACAGGGGGAAAATTAGCTTTTTTAAATTCTAATCCTTTAACATCTAATATTTCATTTTCAATTCCTTCTTGTTTAGTAATCCATTGAGCATATCTTCTTGTAGCCCTAAAATATGCTGATCGAATTACACACTCAGTTTTCATTTCTAATCTATGAGTAGAGACATTAAAACAGTCTTTTGCTAGTCTGTCATAATCATTAGTTATAATGTCTTGATATTTTAATGCTTCTTTTTCTAACACATTATCTCTTTCTTTATTTGACATCTCATCAAAATTAGAATATAAATGTCTTAATAAAGGTTCAGCATTAAAATAATTAGAATCAGTATCAACATAAGCACAATAATTTACATCACCTGGGTCGCAAATCCACCAAGGAGTTTCTTCTAAATGTTTCATATGTTATTTTTTATAACTTTATTCATGTGTCTATTAGCGCATAGAGCACTTTCTTGGATAATACGCTGACCGCTTAATGTAATTGCTTCAGATAACACTACATTACCATATCTAAACGAACCTAATGCTGTTGCACCATATAAACTATTTAGTAAAATTTTCATAGTATACTGTTTCATATGCATAGCTGCACCTAATTCTTTATCACCAGATTTAAATGCTTTTTGCATTTTACCTTTATATAAAACTCTTTCATCAAACCACTTTTTTAAAATAGTTGATAGAACTGATTCACGATTTGTATTAAACATAACACCATTAGCTGATATGGCCCAATTATTCTTATTAATAAACCCAATTAAATCCTCTACAGTTACTTTAGTACGTTTACGTTTTGGATTTTCAATTAGTAATTCTTCTTCAGGATCTCTACTTTTTAAATCATTTAATCCCAAACGATTATTTCTATCATCAGCATCTATAATTCTACCAACCATAGTTTCTTTACCTATATTAATAGTCATTATAATAGAGGGGTATAGAGAAGTTAAATCCTCATCGAACATATAATTATATAATCCAGCTTTAGGACAAAATAAATAACCTCCAGCATATCCCTTTTTATGGATTGGATTACGGTCTTTAGAAGGAGGTACAATTCCTTTACTTAATAAATATGCTGAAATTGCTCCATCTTGTGTTTTTGTATTAGCATATACTTCACTATAATTGTGCTTTCCTTTATGAGCTAAATTTTTAGTTAATGCTAAATAATCTAGTTTTTCATCTAATAATTTTAATATCTCAACATCTACAAAATTATACTTTATAAATTTATTAATATCAGAATTAAATAAATCATCTAAATTACCTTTATATTCTATTTTGTTCATTCCTACATATTTCTCACCAATAGCATCTAATCTCATTGAAGGTTCATCTGCCCAACTATATTTTTTATGTAATCTCATATAATCTAAAGATTCTACACCACATATTTGAATAAATTGATCTTTATACCAAGGTGTTTCTCTTACATAACCTATTGGAGATAAAAATCTTGCAAAATCTTTACCTAATACATTACATAACCTGTAATATAAATAGGGGATATCAAAATAATCACTATTCCACCCAACAATAATATCAGGATCAATATCTCTAAATCTTTCTAAAAATTTACTTAATAATTCAACTTCATCTTTACAGGGAATAATTTCTTTATTATTCTTTGTTTTAGTATGCTGTAATTGTTGTTTTTCATCTAAAATAACAATACCCCACTCATCCATTTGTTTATCATACCAAGCAATTGATGTGATTCTTTTAGGAGCACTAGCTATATATTCAGGAGTTAGGGCATCACCCATCTCGCATTCAATATCAAAAAATAACTCTCTATGAGTAGTAGAAGGAGTATCATCTATACCATACTTTTCAATTAAGAATTTTTGATGAGCAGGCATATCACCAAAGTGAATCCTAGTATCTTCATTATTCCAATACTTTGCTTTTTTTAATGATTCTCCATTTAATCCAGTATAAGTAGCTTCTTCATTAGAACATTCAATATAAGCTTGATTATCCCATTCTACTTTTTCATAACCTTCATCTGTCCATAAATGTATTAAATGTTTATTACCTTTAATACGTCTTGCAAATGCTTTTTTATA